AGTTTAAATTTACTCCCGAAGGTATGGAAGCAGTAGAGCTTACCAACGAACAGGCAGGGCAAGTCGAAGCTTCAAACGAGCCTCTCTTTCTTATCGAAGGAGACTTGCTTACACGCAAGGCAAAGCTGTGGCGGGAACAACCTGAAACTGTAAAAGGATTGTTGCGTCCAGAGCGTAACCGTTTGTTGGCTGAATCTGACTGGACTCAGCTCAACGACACTACCATCCCTGAGGACAAGCTTGCTGCTTGGGCGGCTTATCGCCAAGACTTGCGTGACCTTACCGATGACATTGACGAGAATGGTGAAGTCGAGTTTCCCGTTAAACCTTAGTATATTATGAGCAAACAATCAGCCCAATCCTTATACCAATCCCTTGAAGGTAAACGATACACCTACTTGGACAGGGCTAGAGCATCTGCAAAACTTACACTTCCATACGTCATGCCAGATGAGGGCTTCGGTTCTCACAGTCGTTTGGATACACCATTTCAGGGCGTTGGGGCTAGAGGAGTAAACAACCTCGCTTCTAAATTACTGTTGGCACTCCTACCTCCCAACGCCCCCTTCTTTCGTTTAAAGATAGACGAGTATCAGTTACGTGCTGAAGGCGCACCTGATGAACTCATCACTGAGATAGAGTCCTCACTTCAACAAGTAGAGGAAGCGGTGATGGATGAGATCAGTGGTAACACTTACCGCACAGGTATTCACGAAGCTCTCAAACATCTTATCATTACAGGCAACGCACTTATATATCTACCAGACGAGGCTGGTCTTCGTGTGTTCCACCTTGATCGTTTCTGTGTGGAGCGTGATGCTATGGGCAACGTCCTTTATATTTGCACCAAGGAAGACCTATCTTATATGTCACTTACAGAAGAGATGAAGAGTCTTACTGGTGTGCAAGACATGGAGTCTCCTGATGAAGAGATTTGCTTATACACTGCTGTGTGCCGTAAAGCAGACAAGTGGCACGTGTGGCAAGAGATTAACGGAGAGATGATTCCTTCCTCTGAAGGCTCGTATCCATTAGACAAGAACCCTTTCATACCTCTACGATTCTCTCGCATTGACGGAGAAGACTACGGCAGAGGATACGTTGAAGAATACTTAGGTGACTTACAGTCCCTTGAAGGACTGACACGTGCGCTCGTTGAAGGCAGCGCAGCAGCTGCTAAGGTATTGTTCCTTGTTAACCCTAATGGCACCACCAGAGCAAAGACTCTAGCTGAGTCTGCTAATGGTTCTATCACACAAGGCAATGCACAGGACGTATCGGTTCTCCAGTTAAACAAGTTCAATGACTTCCGAGTTGTGCAAGAGAGCATGGCTAAGATTGAAGAGCGTATGGGACATGCGTTCCTACTTACATCAGGCGTTGTTCGTAATGCAGAGCGTGTGACAGCGGAAGAGATTCGTATGCTAGGACAAGAACTAGAGTCTGCTATCGGTGGTCTCTACTCTCTACTAAGCACTGAGATGCAGTTACCTATGGTCAATCGTTTGATGACCATCATGAACAAGAACAAGTCTCTTCCTAAGTTACCTGAGAATGTAGTGAGTCCTGTCATCATCACTGGTGTGGAAGCACTAGGTAGAGGCAACGACCTACAGAAGCTTGACATGTTCCTAGCAGGAGCAGCGCAGGTTGTGGGACCAGAAGCTGTCCAACAATTCATTAACGTAGAAGAATACTTTAAACGCAGAGCAACATCGCTCGGCATTAAAACAAGCGGTCTAGTTAAAGACCAAGAGCAGATGCAGGCAGAAGCCCAGCAAGCTCAACAAATGCAGATGGCAGAGAAACTTGGACCAGCAGGTATCAAGGCTATGTCAGAAGAAGCAAAACTACAACAACAACCTATAGAGCGAGGAGAACAGTAAACTATGGCTAACTATCAGTCAGTAACAGTAAGTGAGAATACAAACGAAGAGAACATTTCTCTTGAGAAACAAGCAGCTATGCAAGAAGAAGCTGCTCAACAACGGGGACAGACTTTAGAGTCTAGTGCCGACGAAGGTAAACAAGAAGTCGAAGAGACTTCAGAACGTCCTGAGTGGCTAGACGAGAAGTTTGAAAGCCCAGAAGATTTAGCAAAGGCTTATAAAGAGCTACAACAAAAACAATCCAAGAAGGAAACTCCTAAAGATGAAGATCAAACAGAAGGCGAAGAAACTCCTGAGCCAGACAAAGCAAGCACTAGTAACGCTGTACAAAAAGCTACAGAAGAGTTTACAGAAACTGGTAAGCTATCTGACAAAGCTTTCATAGAGCTTGATAAGGCAGGCATTCCTCGTGAGTTCGTCGAGGCTTACATCCAAGGACAAGAAGCTATCTCCACAGCATCAGCTCTAGAGATTCAAGAGTCCATCGGTGGCAACGCAAACTATGCTGCCATGAGCGAATGGGCTGGAGAGAATCTAGCTGAAGGAGACCTACAAGCTTACAACGATATTGTTGAGAGAGGCTCTGTTGAACAGGCACGTGTGGCTGTCAAAGGCATGTACGCTCAGTTCTTAGCTGCTGGCGGTAAGGCTCCTAATCTTGCTCAAGGTGCTACCTCTGGTGCGGCTGGTGCCAAGGCATTTGGTTCTGCTGCTTCTATGGTAGAGGCTATGCAAGACCCAAGGTACAAGAGCGACCCTGCATATCGTGAACAAGTTGAGAAGCGTATCGCTGTCTCGAACGCATTTTAATTATGAGTATGGAACTAATAGCAATGCTTGGTGGTGGCTTGAGTGGCTTCGTTATGAAGATGCTTGCTGCCCAAGCTCAATCACAAACTCGTCTCCTTGAGATGCAGTTGGCTAAACAGAAAGCAGCTGATGAGTCCGCACAACAAGCTTCAGGACGAGGCGGTGTGTGGGTAAGACGCACGTTCGTATTGTTCGTGCTATTCGCTGTTATCTTAGCTCCATTCATTCTATCACTTTTAAACACTCCCGTTACTATTGAAAAGGAAGCATCCAAAGGGTTGCTCGGCTTCTTAGGACTAGGAGGTGGTGGCTGGAAGTCTCTGGAGGGATTTGTAATCCTTCCTGAAGTTAGACAATCCATGCTCGCCATTGTTGGCTTCTACTTTGGAAGCTCTCAAGTAAAATAATTTCTACTCTAAGTTTAAAGTAGCGACTGAGCCTGATACGTCAGACAACTCATTGATCGTAAAATATACAAGGACTGAAAGACCACAATACTAACGAGAACATTCTGTTCTCACTAACTAATAAAAAACAAAAGGAAAATACTATGGCTAACGGAGACTTCTCCCCAACTCGTAGTGGTTTAATCCAAGGTGGGTCTGATGTAGATGCACTCTTTCTGAAAGTTTTCTCTGGTGAAATTCTTACGAGTTTCTCTGAGACAAACGTGATGAAAGACCTGCACATGCTTCGCACGATTTCTTCAGGGAAGTCTGCGCAGTTCCCAGTCTCTGGAATTGCTACTGCTAAATATCACACTGTAGGCGAAAACATCGTCGAGTCCGACTCTGGCTACTTGTCCAGCATCGGCATGAACGAGAAGATCATCACTATCGATGACGTTCTTGTTTCCTCGACTTTCATCGCTAACATTGACGAACTCAAGAAGCATTATGACGTTCGTAGCATCTATGCTGCTGAACTTGGTAAAGCTCTTGCAAAGCGTTTCGACATCGCAACGATGAAGACTCTCTATGCTGCTTCGCAAGACAGTGCTAACCTCAGCAACACTCCTGCTGGTGCAAGCATCACTGGTGCTACTACCAACACAGCTGCTGGCATCATCGATGCTCTCTACGCTGTTGCTGAAACTCTCGACAAGAACGATGCTCCAGATGAAGGTCGCTTTGCGATCCTTGCTCCATCAACTTACTACAAGTTGCTGACATCTGACAACGTCGCTATCAACAAGGACACTGGTTCTGGCGGTAACGTCAACGCTGGTACTGTTGCAAGCGTTGCTGGTATCAGTCTTGTAAAGAGCAACCATCTTGCAGACATCGCTGACTTGGGTGACCAGTCGGCTGTGGCTACTGATGACGGTTCGACAAACAATGACGTATTCGGTGCTAATGGTTCTGGTTACAACGGAGACTTCTCTGCGTTGACAACTGGTTCTGGTGCATCTCTTGAATACGGCATGCTTTGCGGTACTAAGGAAGCTATCGGTACGGTCAAACTTCTTGACCTTGCTACTGAAAGCGAATACCAAATCGAGCGTCAAGGTACGCTCTTCGTTGCTAAGTATGCAATGGGTCACGGAGTTCTCCGTCCTGAGTGTGCTGTTGCAGTGAAGCCTGCTTAACGATTACTCAAGCCCTGCCCCTCTTCGGAGGGGTGGGGTTTTTTATTACAATGGCAAAAAGAAAAGGACTTAGTTTAAGAAAGGAACACAAATCCAAAACAGGTGGTCTCAGTAAAAAAGGAAGAGACTACTATAACAGGAAGACGGGTTCTAATCTTAAAGCTCCTCAACCGCAAGGCGGTGCGAGAAAGCGTTCATTCTGTGCAAGGATGAGTGGGGTCAAAGGACCAATGAAGGACTCCAAAGGTAGACCAACTCGCAAAGCTTTAGCTCTTAGAAAGTGGAAATGTTAATATGAGTTTATACAAGAATATCAACCGCAGACGTAAGCTGGGCATCAGCCGTCCCAAAAGCAAATCAACTGTAAGCAACAAAGCTTATAGCAACATGAAAAAAGGTTTTCCTAAAAAGAAAGATAAATAATGGCAACTTTAACTTCTCAACTAGAATCCGTTAATGTGATGCTAGGTCACATTGGTGAGTCACCTATTAATACACTCACGGGTTCTTTACCTATTAGTGCTACCACTGCTCTAGCTGCTTTGAATGAAGTAAGCAAAGAGGTTCAATCTGAGGGCTGGCACTTTAACTCTGAGAAGAATGTCACCTTATCTCCTGTCTCTGGAAGCATCACTGTTCCTTCGGATGCTGTTCAAGTAGACACCGATGACAAGTCATTGGACATCATACAAAGAGGCTCGGTCTTGTTTGATCGTGCTAACAACACAACCACATTCACAAAGAGTATCAAGGTAAGCCTTCTTCGTTTACTTGATTGGGACTCTTTACCAGAAGAAGCTCGTAGATACATTACACTGCGTGCCTCTAGAATTTTCCAAGGACGGACTGTAGGTTCACGTGAGCTTGAAGCACTGATAGCTCGTGATGAATACCAAGCCCGTGCTAGACTTGAAGAGTCTGATTATAGCAGCTCTGATAGAACTATATTTGACAACTACGATGTAGCGACAAGAATTGGTGTGAACCGTAACTACGATATTTAATAATGCCTTTAATCAATACAGCAGTCCCCAACCTTATCCAAGGTGTCTCTCAACAACCTGATGCCACTCGTTTCGCTGGTCAGTGTGAGGAGCAAGAGAACGCTCTTAGCTCTGTTGCAGATGGACTGAAGAAGCGTCCTAACACTCGGCACGTTGCTAGGTTGTTAGAGGAGGCTATTGATGAGAATAGTTTTGTTCACTTTATCAATCGAAGTGCCTCTGAGAAGTATGTGGTTATCCACGACGGTACGAAGATAAGGGCATATAATATACTTACTGGTGATGAAGCATCAATTAACGGTTCTACTGGCGGTTATACGCCTGTTGAAGGGAGTTACTTAGAGGCTAACTCCCCGTTAGAGGATATTAAGGGCTTAAGCGTAGCAGACACTACATTCATTCTGAACACAAAAAAGAGTGTAGCCCTAAACACAGAGCGTACCGATGATGCACCCACAGAAGCTTTAGTTTTTATTAAACAAGGAGATTATGAAAAGAGCTATAGAGTAGATATTGTAGTAAGAACGAGCGCCGTAGCTGCAGGGGATGAGGCGACTATTACAGCTAACTTGGTAAGATATGCGCATGATGTAGATGTTACTAATCAATGGGTCGGATTTTTTTGGAGACCAGTCACCACGACAACTTACCGTTGGCGCATAGATAGCCTTACTATACAAGATGGAGGGGAAAATTATACCAGCCCCACAGCGTCTTTTAGTTCCAATCGAGATGTATATGAAGACGCAAACTTCACCTTATCTTTAGATGCATCAGATGGTAGTATTGACGGAGCTACTCGTGTAGGCGCAGGAGGTGACTATGAAGGTCGAGGCACAACAAACGCTACATCTTTTAATAATTATAACGCTGAAATTGGACAATTAGCGCCCACCATTACTGTAACTCTTGATGAGACTTTTAATAGCTCTTCTGCTACCACTACAGCCTTACACGCTGAAATATACTCTGGAGCCTCAGCCTCAGGGAATGCTAATTCAGCAAACACGGACAACATCGCTAGTTGGTTGGCTACAAATGCCACTAATAGTGGATTTGGGGTGAATGTTTCCATCCCAATGGACGTTGCTAATAGCGCAGGTAATAAAGTAACTGATTACTTTCATGTTCAGCGTCGAGGAAACGTTATAAAACTCACCAAGAAAGCTGATTGGACGGGGGATTTTACGATAACCACTACAGATTCGCTCGCAGACACTGGCATGCAATCTGTCTATAAGAGCGTAGGTTATATAACGGATTTACCTTATAAATGTTTCAATGGGTTTAAATGTAAGGTTTCAGGGGATTTTGAATTAAATCAGGATGATTATTATGTAGAGTTTAAAGTAAACGGAGAAGGTGATTTTGGAGATGGCTCTTGGGTCGAGTGTGCTGGTTTTGATATACAAAAAGGATTTGCGGCATCTACAATGCCCTTTACTCTTCTTAATAACGATGAAGACTCCTTCCTACTTTCGGAGACAGTATTTTCAGACCGCACCGCTGGAGATGAAACCTCTAATCCAAATCCTTCCTTCGTAACGAACAGAATAACAAACATGTTCTTCTTCAAAAATCGCCTTGGTTTTCTAAGTCGAGATAATGTTATTTTCTCCGAAGCTGGTTTAGGGGGCAATAATGAGGATGGAGTGTTTTCTTTTAACTTATACAGAAATACAGTCGCATCTCTACTAGATAGTGCTCCTATTGACGTGTCAGTATCTTCTCGTAGAGTCACAACTCTAGAGGCGGCGGTAGGCTTTCAAGAGAACCTTATCTTGTTTAGCAGCACTGGTCAGTTTGTTCTTAAAGGTGGAGACATATTAACGCCTCAGACTATCAGCATTATTCCAGCAACTAACTTTGATTATGATGCGAAAGTTGCGCCTCTTCCGTTGGGTTCCTATATTTACTACCCTTTTAAACGTGGAGCATTTACAGGTCTACGAGAATTTACTGTTAATGCTTCAACAGACAACTACGACTCAACAGAAATAACGGAACACGTTCCTGCTTACATACCTTCAAACATTATACAAATGAAGGGAACCACTTCGGAGGACACGGTTGTTCTACTAAGTAGCGATGAACTTAACGCCCTATACATCTACAATTACTTTTGGAATAACAATCAAAAAGTATTAAGTGCTTGGTCGAAGTTTACCTTCACGGGTGAGATACGAGGCATCGAGTTTATCGAGTCTACTCTATACGCAGTAATCACCAACAACGGAGAGACTAACCTAGTTGAGATGCCCTTAGAGTCTGGCTTAAAGGATAATGCTGGTTATGTTACGCACTTAGACAGTCGAGTGTCTACCACAGTAGACAATGGCGATAATACAATCACCCTTCCGTACACCCCAGAGGACAACTCGGTGCAAGTCTATACGACCGATGGGTTAAAGCTCAACTGCACTAACTCTGGAGCTACTGTTACTCTTGTGCAAGCGGTGTCCGCCGATACAGACGTGTGGGTAGGTATCCCTTACACCATGAAGTATACGTTCTCTGAACAACTCTTCAAAGCAAAGGCTGGTCAAGGAAGCAGTCCATCAAACGCAGCCAAGCTAATGATACGCAACGGCTCTATCTATTTTGCTGACTCGTCTTACTTCAAGGTTAACGTCACTCCAGCATTTCGTGACACCTATGAGAACACCTTTACGCCTGACGTTGTTGGCTCAACATCAATAGGAAGTTTATACTTAGACACTGGTTTCTTCAGATTCCCTGTGTTCACTAAAGCAGAGGACACAGTAATAAGTATTGAGAACGATTCGGCTTTGCCCTCTAACTTTCAATCGGCAGAGTTTGAATCATTCATGCACTCTAGATCATCACGTTATGCGTAAGAAAATCTATCAACAAGGTAAGATTTATATGTGCGAGTCCGTTGAGGACGACATCGAACACATCTATCCGTTCATGCGACAGGTAGATAAGATCGAGTGTGAGTGTATGGGCTTCACTCCGAAGGAAGCTTTGGAGGTAGCTCTAGGTGCTGACGCTATTACTTACACGGTGTTCGATCCGTATGATGTCCCGTTCTGTATGTTCGGAACTGGTTCCCTGAACTTTGATGGCGATGGGTATATATGGATGCTATCAACAGATTCAATCTTTGATTGCAAATACGATTTTATAAGAGGCTCTAGGTTTGTCGTAGACACGCTTATTAGTCCACACAAGCAAGCAAAGAACTTTGTTCACAAAGATAATAAAGCAGCCATCACTTGGCTTAAGTGGTGTGGTGCGGAGATGGGGCAAGAGTATAAATTCTCTGACCACCCCTTCTATGAATTTACAATAACTAATAAGGAGAAATAATAATATGTGTCCAGTAACAATCGGAGCAGCTTTTACCGCAGCAGGAGCAACAGCAGCTACGCAAGCTGCCGTAGGTAGTGCTATCCTTTCAACAGCAATGGGCGGTGCTACTTCTATACTCAGCATCCAAGGACAGGCTCAAGCAGCTAAGGCTCAAGCCCAAGCTCAAGCAAATCAAACCAAAGCAGAGCAACAGCGTCTTCTCCAACAACAGTCTGCTGAACGTATCAATCAACGATTCCAAGAGGAGCAAGTTGCTACTCAATTGCAGAAGTCTAACATCAAAGCGATGGAAGCACGAGCAACTGCACGTGTATCTGCTGGTGAGTCTGGAGTATCTGGTATCAGTGTTGATGCTCTCATGAACGACCTGACACGTAAGCAAGCTGTTTACAATTTCGGACTTACACGACAACTAGAGCAAACCAACATTGCTACGGACTTGCGTATGCAAGACAACGCTCTTGGTTCTTCACAACGTCTTCTATCTATCAACCAACCTATTAATCAACCTGATTACCTTGGAGGACTCCTCAAGGGAGCATCTACAGGTCTTAATACTTACGGAACTCTCAGCTCTATTGAAACATAATGGCAAGAAAACAAACTCTTAAATCCCTTCTAGGTGGAAATGACTCACGTGTTGAGGTTGACCTTAACCTTGACGAGCAGACCTTCCAAGCCCCTACAGTCCGAGCTGGCAACTATTCGGTAGCTGCCCCTGTCTATGCCAAGACAAACGCCTTGTCGCAGCTCTCAGACTCGCTAGAGCGTTACTCTGGTCCAATACTCAAAGGGTATGCAAACATTAAAGAGCAACAGTCTATTGCTATGGCAGACGCTTCGGAGTTGTTAACACGTGAGCAGCTTCAGTTACTTAACGATGGAGACTCCTCTGGTCTTAAAGATTCAATCAACAACGACAAAAGGCAAATAGATGAGGCTCAACGTAAGAAGCTGATAAGCTTTGCTGAGAACCCTAACAACTACGAACGTGCTTACAGGCGTGTAGGTAGTCGTGTGGCTGGTGTCTTCACTGAAGACTATCTGACTAACATGGACAAGTACGCTGAGGATGAGAGCTTCGACTTTCAAGCAAAAGCAGATGAGTTGGCTGAAAAGTATGGACTAAATGGACTAGGCGAACAAGAGTTCTATAAACAAATTAATAACATCAGTGAATCAACAAAAGCTAGATTCGGCGAGCTTAAGAACGCTCACATGGTTCGTACGGATAAGGCAGAAGCTATATCAGATCAATCTCAGCAAATTATCAACGGCACTTTTAATACAGACGTTATAGCTGAAGGTGGTTTCTATGACGCTATGGCTGGTAAGACACTCGCACAACAAGAAGCTATAGTGCAAGGAATGGTTACTAAGTTAGCTGCGGAGCATCCTAAGAAGGCTCTAGAGTTAATAGAGAGTTACGAGACTGGTGTTATCGCTTTAGGTAACGGGAAAATTCGTGATGAGTTTGCTGATAGTCTAGAAGACGCGGCTGGAAATGCTCAGAATAGACAAGATGAACTAGCTGAAATTGTAGAAAGAAAAAGAAAAGAATCTATTGACGCTGCATATACAACAGTAACGAACGCTATAGCTTTTGATAATGTAGAGATGCCTGATTCTGTAGATATTAAAATCAATGAAGGCATTACCCTTACAATAGACACATCGGAAGTAACTAATGAAGCTGAGTTTTCCCAAGCTGTTGCAGACGCTGTAATGGCGGTAGAAGAAGATGATAAGACTTTCTCATCAACGCTTAAGAACGAAGTGATGGGATATTTCCGTAAAGGCATTGCGGAAGGACAGACCAAGCAGCTAACTTTCAGAACAAAGGCAGGAGTGGAAGCAGCCGATTCAGAGTTAAGCAGTATCTTCGGAGCGCAAGACCCTCAAGGTAATTATATCTATGAAGATGTTGTCGATGCTACTAGCCACAACGCCCTTCTTAGGGAGAAAAGAGCAGAACTAACTGACATAGTTGATGCGATCTACAATGATCCATCATTGGATTTAATACAAAAAGATAGTCTAGCTAAGAATGCTGTAGGTGAGTTTATAGCAAAAGAAAAAGAACTTCTCGTAACTAGAAAAGCTGAATTAGCAGAGGTTAAGCTTGAAACCGAGCGATTTGAAGCGACAGGAGGCGATATGGTCCCTTCGCTTATGAGTATATTTAATGCTTATTCTGTAGCTACGGGTGAAGAGAAAAGTGTTTCATTAACAGACCAAGAAAATAGACGAAAGATTGCTCGTGAGAAGGGTGCAGAAATTGATGTAGAGCGAGAGAAAATACTGAACAGAGAGCAGACACCTGATGAGCTTGCCTCTAATATGTCGGATGCTGAGTTTGAAAAACTTAAAAGACAAGAAGCTTCAGATTATGTTGATGATCAAAAAGACTACTTTAAGAAAGACCTTGGATATGACGGAGAGATAAACGATATATTTGAGGAAAGACAAGATGCAAAGGAACAAACCAAGGAGCAGGAGAGATTAGCTAAAGGCACAAAGAAAGCGAAAGTCAAAATCAATGAAGGTGGAACGTTCGGTCTGTTTGAATCGCCAGATTATGGAAACCCTATGGACATGGGTCCTAAAGAGTTTCAAGCGATGCAGGATAATAACAAGATTCGCAAAGCTGCAAACGCCACTAAGAACCTTATCCAAGACCTTACCATCAGTACCGAAGATGGTCACATGTTTAACATGGGTCTTAAGGATAATTTCAATAGACGCTATATGCGTGAAAACATTGATGATCCAAATGTTCAAACCTTGCACGAAATTCACCACTGGAATGCGAAGGCGTTTCAGGAGGGTGGGTATGACGCTATGGAGACAACTTCATTTCAGGGCTTTACACAGGAGGGGAGAGACGCACTTGGTCCTCACTTTATTGGAGAGTTCATTCAGGGAGAGACTATTATCAGAGTAGCAAGAGATGGTGCAGCTGGTATGACTTTAAACGAAGTTGAGAACGGAAACATAAAAGGCGTTAAGTTTGATGCAAAAACTCTTAATCATTCTGTAACTCCCATCTTGCCATTTGCTCTACTTAATAAAGCATTAACAGACGATGATAATCTTACTCCACAAGAAGAACAACAAGTCAGAGATTATGCAGACGCTCTTTATGATACAGGTGCGCTGAATGATAAAGGTAGAGAAGATGTCATCAATAAGATGGTTGAATTACAAGTAAACGCTTACACACTCCTCGGATTTCAGTTTGGAAAATAACATTTAAAAATTATGGCATTAGGAATAAACACAGATCAAATACTTAATAACCTCAACGATGAGAACAATGATGGGCTGATACAGAACCAAAAAGACCCCAGCATGATCAAGGACATCCTCGCTGCACCGTTCAGAGGTGTTGAAGGAGCTGTTCAAGGTGTCTACAACCTTGCTGACTGGGCTACGTTCGATTACCTACCAGACTACGATAACCGTTTCTTAGGTAAGTCAGAGACTATTGCTGGCTCTCTTGTTGAAGGTATTACACAGTTTGTTGTTCCCTACGGTGCTATATCTAAAGGTCTAAGCATGGCTGGTAAGGCTACTAAGTTTGCCAAGCCTTTCATGAAGGTAAACAAGAAGGGTAAAGAAGTTCTGAATTGGAAAGGTGTTCTAGCATCCGAAGCAGCTACAGACTTTGTAGCGTTCGACGCACAAGAAGAACGTCTCTCTAATCTAGTACAAGCTTTCCCATCTGTGGCTAATCCTGTTACTGAATACCTTGCGGCAGACGGTGATGACGCAGAACTCGAAGGACGTTTTAAGAACACCTTAGAAGGTCTAGGTATCACTGGTGCTATGGCAGGTACGTTTGCTGTGGCTCTAAGAGCGCACAAGAAATTCAGAGGAGGTAAGCCAGAAGAAGCCAAGAAGATTGGTGAAAGCATGGACTTCAAACAACTTCGCACTGTGCAAGTAGAGGATTACAGCCCTGCTATCAAAGCTTCTAAGAGTGTGTTCACTAAGTCTAAGAAGATAAAAGATGGAGGCGTTCTCGCTCACCAGCTACGTAAAGAGTTTGATGCATACGGAGAAAAAGGCACAGGCGAAGAACTACGTTGGATGGGCTTTGATGATTGGTTAGCTGAAAAAGGAACTAATCGTGTCACGCAGAAAGAAGTTGATAAGTTTCTAGAAGAGAAGCAATTCAACTACTCATTAACAGAGAGAACTGGAAAAGATACAAACTCTTTATACGGTCAATTTAAACAAGACGGCGGTGATAACTATCGTGAGTTTGTATTAGAAACAAATGATGATGCTGTTAGGTTGGCATCTGAAAATGTAAACCAACACTTTAGTAATAAGACGTTGTTACACTACAGAACAACAGACCGTATGGATGAGGTAGACGGTTCAAGAGTTCTTTACGTAGAAGAGTTACAGTCTGACATCATACAAAAGAGTAGAGGCAACGACTTCACTGAAGGAAAACAAATTCCTCTTGAAGACAGCTACATACCAGCAGCTATGCGTATGATTATGCAGTTAGCCTCTAAAGAAGGCTACGACAAAGTTAGTTGGGCAACTCCTCAGCAGGTAGCCAATCTCTATGACTCAGCCGTTGATAACATCAAACTAAACAATGTTACTGATGATGGCGTCCGTTCGTTTGATATTACTAAGGAGGGCAGGACGGAAACTAAAGTTGCAAAGAACGATGCTGAAGTAGTTGCCATCTTTGGTAAGAAAGCAGCGGATGAATTAACAACACAGTTAACTAAGGCTGGAGATGAGACAGGTAAGTATACCGTCAAACAAGACTCCAAGGCATTCAACCAATACAAAGACAAGATGGTGTCGGCTGTTAATAAGGTAGCTAAACCATTTGGCGGTAAGGTTGAAGGATCAAAAGTAGACACAGTAGAGTCTGCTCAACTTGTAAACAGAGATGTTTATAATGATTCGAGCGACTTCAGCAAGAATGGAGAGCCAGCCCGTCAAGCAGAAGAGTTTTTAGAAATTAGACTTACTGAAGCGAATAGATACCCTGACGTTGCTAAGTGGAATAAATCTCGCATAATGCACAACGGAAAGATGAAACTTTCTAGTAAAGCGGTTGTTGACGATTTTAAAGTTGAAGCAGAGCGAACATTTAATGAAGAAGTTTTAGAAGACGGATTCAGATTAAGTGACGTAAATACTTTGGATGAGTTAACAGATTGGCTATACTCTGTAGACCCCTTTGAAAGAGATGATGCTTTCTCATTATTGGATGAAGTTTTTGTAGACCACTTCAACAGGCATAGACCAGAAGTAGGTGTGCAGAACTTTGGATCAGGTTCTCAGGAAGCGTTCTCTATAAGCCTCAACAAAGGTATGAAGGAATCCGTGCAGGAGATTCGCACATGGGGACTCAAGACTGGCGACGAAGCGCAGCTCGGCGGTAAGATAGAAGACCCAGCACTAACTCAAGCACTGCAACTACCAGCACTTCGTTACTTAAACGACAAAGAAGTTGTGCAAATGGAAAGTGAATTTGCAGGCGTATCTGTTGGAGAGACAAACACGAAGTTTGCTCTCGAACGTCTGGCTGAGAATGGATCAACGCCTCAAGTTCAAAAGGTAGCAGCTGGTCTGTTAGAAATGTTTGGCAAGGACAACGAGTTCCTTGAAACAACTATTCGTACTATCATTGAAGACTCTGACTCATTTGGGTCGTTTGGATTTAAAGGCAGTAAGCAGAACATCGATCTTTACTCAAACCGCACAAAGATAGACCAAGGCAACATGTCAAGAGATGCTGTGTTTACGGAAGCAACACTGCTTCACGAGATAACACACGCAGCACAAGTTCGTTTTATCCCTAGAGAAATATCTACAATAAGTAACCTTAAAGGTGCTGACTACTTAGCAAAGGTTGATGAACTTATTGCTAGTGCTGACACAGCTCCACCACTCAAGCGTTTACTTGAGAGCTACAAGACTGCTCTTGATAACGCTCCTGAAGAGTTCAAGGGAATCGTTAACAGCTTGAATGATGCAACAGGATTCTTAGATAACTCTGGAATGCGTTCTCGTATCGGAGAGTGGTATGGTCTTAGTAACGTAGATGAGTTCTTAGCTGAAGCGATGAGCAACACTAAGTTCCAGAATTATCTAAAGAGTGTTAAGACTGGCAACACAAGTCTATGGGATAATATCGTTCAGGTCTTGAAAGACTTTCTTGGTGTTGATGCTAAAGGCACTCTGCTAGGTGATACTCTTTCTAACTTTGCTGACCTAGTTAGTAAGCAGAACAGAAAGAATAAAGTAGGAGACTACACAACTCCGTTTGTTAATCCTATCAGGTCAAGAGGCACACGAATAAACGAGAACCGTTTCTTCCAATCTTCAGGAGCTGGTAAGTCTGGCATCACTGTAGAAAACAGAGGCGGTCAAATTGCTGTTGAAGGAACAGTCAAGGCTATCGG